GTGTTGGCTCTGTAACAAGAAGAGTTAATTCATAATCATCAGGTGTTGCGCCTTCAAATGTAATTCTATCTGCAAATGTTGGTGTTGTAGATACTGTTGCAGTAATCTTTCCTGATGTATCATTATATGAAAATGAGATACCGCTTTGAGAGCCATCAAACATGGCTGCTGTGGTATCTTGTAGAAATTCTGTAGAGGCTTCTGTAAGGACTGTTGATCCATTTACAGTAGCCGATGCGCCTTCAACTACTAGGCCATTTTTAATGCGAAAGGCTTTGTCGACTGTAGCCATTTCCTTCTCCTTTAGGTCAGGCCTTCAAACCTGTACGGTAGAACCGTATGGTCATCGGGCTTAGTGCTGGTGTAACTGTCATGCTAATTGTACCAGAATTTAAATTAGCAGTGATATTTCCTACATTGCTATTGGTGTTAGCAACAGAGGCAAATTCTGTAATATTTTGATTGGTACCATCAAAAACTATGTTTATTTCTGCACTTCTATATGAAGAAGATCCAGCATGGGACATTTGAACCATGTACTTGATTGTTCTCCAGGTAGCAGTGTCTATTGTGTCAAATACTGTTGCTGACTCAATACCGTTGATTGTTACGGAGTTGTTTCCATCTCCACCAAGGGAGTCTGCTCTGTATGATGTGGTATCTATTAAATCAGAAAAGTCTGAACCTGTTGGCCTGTCGCCAGTCTCAAATTTTGCTTTAAGGGTGTTTATTGGTAGAACGGCCATATCTTAGATTATATCATAAAATATAGTTATTTAATCCGATGATGGCTATGCCAATCGGCGGTACATTAATTGGAGAGTAGGCTGGAACCGTTACATTGGTAATTCTAATCTTAAAAGGAAGTTGACTTATTACTAAGGCCTGGCGTTTTTTACATGTTGAATTTACTTCTATTACTCTGTTGGCTTCAGTATTAATTACTTTTGCTAGAGCCATTTTTAAGTAATGTCTTCAATCATTTTAACCTTGCCCTGCAAAACTGTCCAAACAACCGCATTACCACTATTGGCCATTTGAATATCAAACTCGTCATCTGTTTCTAAAAGTTCTGTTTCATCATACTCAAGATAAACTGTGAACTCTCCGTCTGGCTCTCCTTCTTCTGCAGAAGGTGTTACTGTTAAAATTACAGAAGATGTATTTGGTCTAGCAAAGTCCATTGTAATTGTCCAGTCTTCAATTATTAATGGATCACCAGCATCATCTTGTACATACATTTTAAAAGATGCTGTATCTCCTCTAACAATTGTCCAGATAGATTGTGGTGGCTCTGAACCAATTTGATAAGGTGTTTGACTTCTATACTGTGCCATTATGATAATCCTGCTTTCATTGATCCCCACGTACCATTGCCTTTAAAAGATCCTACAAGAATAACACCAGTAGTGCTATTTGATTTTGCAACAATTCCAACTACTCCAGAATTTGTTGTAGCAGTAATTGGCTGAGTTGCTGTAAGACCACCGCTTGATCCAACATATAGCCTATCTCCAGCGGCATACGAAGAAGTATTAATGTCAGTAAATACACCTGATATAACAACAACTCCATCATTGCCATTTCCAATTGCAGATTGTGCTAATCCAATTACTGGAAATGTAGCAATACTTGATGCTTGTGATTTTGCTACTCTTGGTTTGCTGGTACCAAAACCTGATATGTATACAGGATCACCCTTAGCAATAGAAACACCACTATTATTTACAACTTCTAATGTATGATAAGGTAATCCAAGAGTAGGTAAAATAACCTCAATGCGCTCAGCAAGTGATTGAATATCCCCTGCTACGTTTACGGGGTCTGAATTAACTGGATACGGTAAATCATATACCGTTGTTTCGCCTGATGCCATAGTCTTATTATTATACCACTTGCAATTAAAATAATTTTGATTATTATTACGTATATTTGACTTAAAAGGCCAAAAGATGCTATAATTATCTTATGCTACTGAAAAGTAGCATTTGTAGTCTAGGAGGAAAAACTTGAGAGACAACAAAATACTATCGGGGGTTCTTGTAACATTGCTTACTTTGACATTATTAAATAATGGTCTTGGTATTGCACATGCTACAAAGAACAATTTACTAAGTAGTACCGCCGTAAGCCAACCTGCCGCCGACAAAGCGGCTTTTTTGCTTTCTAAGCCTACTACTGATGTGGTGCTTGCTAAGTATGCGGACGCTACAAGTTTGACTGACAGCCAGTTGGTTGAATTACTGAAAGCCGTTGGATTTAAGGGACAAGGACTAAAGACTGCTTGGGCTGTTGCCAAAGCGGAATCAAATGGTCGCCCTTTTGCTTTCAATGGCAACGTTAATACAGGAGACTCTTCATATGGAATCTTCCAAATTAACATGATAGGTAATTTAGGTCCAGATCGTAAAGACAAATTCAATCTTGATTTAAATGCTGAACTCTTTAGCCCAGTTAAGAATGCTCAAATCGTGTTACACATGACAAAGGGCGGTACTAATTGGAGTGCTTGGTCATCCTATAAAAAAGGTGCCCATTACAAATGGTTAAAGAGATTTCCCAATAATTTAATTTAAGGGATAAAAAATACCCCCCATTGGCTTTTGGCTTTTGGGGGGTTATTTTTTTTAATTATTAAGCAGTATCTTCTATTTTTTTTATAGTGTTCTTCTACTGATACAACAAAATTAATACAATCCCAAGTCCAGCCAATACCAGCGGGGTTTTTATTGTATATTTTATACAGGTTAAACTCATGCTCAGGAGCAATAATTTATTAGTTATTCACTTACTAGCATGTATTCTGTTCCACATACATCACAATGTGTGCGAGATTGTGCATCAGTTACAAGGCGATACTCAAGATAATCTTTGCCACACCCATTACACTTATACTTATATGTAGGCATATTTTACTCCTTTACCTGTATGCTTTTGGTTGTCTAAACATTAACTTATAACGGTCAAAAAACTTAGTCCTTAACCTATGGTATAAGTAAATTTTATATCCATAATTATTCTGATTCAATAATAGTTGGTTTATTGAATTTTACGCCATCCCATACCCAAAAGTATGTGGGCATTTCACCATCAACCATTAGTTCATCTACCAATTCAACTGCATCAATTCCAATTCCACCTTTGATTGCAGCCTCTTTGGCTGTTTCCAAATCTTCTGCAACAATAACTGTTCCAATTTGATTTGAGTGATTTAAGATTCCAAAGTTAGCCATTAGTTATTACCTTTCGTTAAATTTGTTATTAGTTTCATCATAATAAAAGCCTATTTCTGCAGGACTATTTGCTTCTATCATTTCTATTAGTTTAATATTATCACTATTTTTGTATTGCTTATTAGTCAAAGGTGATACTGCAATTTTATTTTTTTCAATTACACAATCAATTACTATTGACTCACAAACAACTGCGTACATTTTTACCATCTATCTATATTATATTAATAATAAAGAATAACTGCACCAGCACCACCTACGCCACCGTTACCAGTTATATTGCTATTTCCACCGCTACCGTGTCCACCAGCACCGCCGCCACCGCCACCAGCGCCACCTGCTCCGCCATCACGCCCGCTTGCAGCACCACCATTACCTGTTATGCCAGCACCACCGCCGCCGCCGCCACCAAAGGAGTTAGTTGAACTTGTGCCACCTGCTCCGCCATTAAAACCAAATATTGGAGAGTTACCACCAGATCCACCAGTCAAATTTCCAGCAGCAAGCGAAGTACCACCACCACCACCACCAGTAATAGCAGACATACCTGGTAAACCGTTTGCTCCTGTATTTGCAGCGGCTGAACCCCAACCGCCACTAAAGTTTGCTGAATACGCTGGTTGAATTACCAGACCCGCTCCACCACCTGAACCGCTCATAAGTGCCCCAAGACTACTATCTGAGTAAAGTCCCGCGTTTGGAACGCCAGACCATCCAGGTCCGTGAGCACCAGTTTGTCCACTTTGTTTTGCTGTTATAGAAAAACTTGTAGTATCACTGGGTCCATACCAACCATTTGTTCCACCATTTGCTCGCAAACTTCCAAACGTAGAAAATCCACCAATATTTGGAGAAGTATTGTTTGTTGCATTTCCACCATTGCCGCCTGCGCCGACAACAAGTGTGCTAGTAGGTCTTGTTAATCCAAAAGCAACTCCTCCCCCGCCCCCGCCAGCAATTGGTTGGTTGTTTCCAGTTGAGTTTCCTCGGTCGCCACCTCTGCCGCCACCAACAACGAGAGCATAAACAAAAGTTCGTCCACCAACTGATACGTTATTAGATGATGTATTAAATGTCTGTTGTGCTGACATATTAGTTGGGTTAAATGATGTACCAACTGCTGCTGCAACTGCATTAGCAATACTTGAATTTGTAGGAACTGCTGCAGCCACAGCATTAGCAATACTTGAATTAGTAGGAACTGCTGCTGCTACTGCATTTGAAATGCTTGAGTTAGTAGGAACTGCTGCAGCAACTGCTGTAGCAATATCTGTATTTGCTGGGCCTACTCCAGGAATTCTGTCAATAGCCATTTATGTTCTCCTTATGATATTTCTACGCCACTGATGTGGAAGTTAATCGTTGTTGCAGATGCACTACCAGAAACCGTCTTAGGTGTTGCATTTGCAGGAATTACTTGCTTCAAATCAATAGTAGTAACACCATTTGCAGAAATTGCTGCAGCAGATGCGATGGCTACGCCATCAATATTAAGTGTAAATGTTCCAGCAGATCCTGCAGTATTTGCAATAAGGATATTTGTTACAACTGCTGTTGTAGATGTATTTGGAACTGTATATAGAGTGGTGTTGCTTGTTGCAGCAGCACCTCTATATAGTGCCTTTGTTGTTGTAGCCATTAATTACTACCTCCAATAGTATTATATAACATTTTAATATACCCCCATAATTGAACTAATCTCTAGTGTTTCTAAATCTGATTTTAGAGCAACATAAGATGTATCAACGCTTAGAGTAATTGTTCCTGATGTACCGCCGCCTGTTAAACCTGTGCCTGCTGTAACTCCAGAAATATCTCCGTCATTTGCAACCCAAGCGGATCCATTATAAAATTGAATTTGATTAAGTGGTGAGCCACCTGCATCTTGTCTTACAAAAACAAGAGTACCTGCAACTGGTGCTGTCAAAGCAGCATCTCTAGCAGCAGGGTTTAGAAAATTATTAAAACCATCTCTTAAAATAACAGTAGCATCAGTAGTTACAGTATTTAAGAATGTTTGTGTACCAGCCCACTCGTATCCTGCGGCGGTATCAACTTTGGCACCAACGGCATACCAAACACCATCAGTAGAAGTTGCCCCAGCCTGGAACATGTAAGTTGGTTTGCCGCTATTATCAAAGGTAATTGCCATAGTTTAAATTATAGCAGTTATTTCTGCTATCTCCTCATAGAAATTATACCATAAGACTACTTATATTCTTTTGTTTGCCTATACTGTGTTTTGTAGGAATCAAAGAATTTGGTGCGTAGTTTACTTGTTACCCTGGCCTGTTCATTGAAGTCCTCCATAGTCCCTAACTCCATCTGCCAAGAATCTCTCTTGAATGGAATAACCTGAGCCATCGGGGTACCTGCAGGAATTAGACCCTCAAACTTATCTGCCTCATTTAATACAAATGGGAAATTAACAGCAGCCTTGTATTGATCGGTATCTACAACACCAGGAAGAATAGTAAACATGGATTCTCTATGCAATGGTTGTACAAACAATACTGAGTACCCTGGTGGCGTTGCAATTGCCCAAGGATTAATCCATTTTGGATATGATATTGTGTGAGCACCCTTTCCAGGATGCTGTGGAGCCTGCTCTAATGGGTGAAACTGAATTGGACTAAATGAAGGCCATTCATAAAATGGTTGTGTTGGAAATTGTGACATATCTGTATTTTCATCTAGAACTGTTCCTTCTGGAACTTGAGGAACTTGTTTTACCCATACATCTACATAGGTAGTTAATATATACCCGCCTGAAATTGCATCAAAGATTGGCATACATCTTTTTGCAGTTCCAGTTGTTCCACCATTGCCGTCTGGTTGTTTGACACCGCTAAGATAAGACTCTAAATTTTTATACCAATCAGGCACAAACCTATCTGCTGGTTTTGGACGGTATTCTTCAGGAACACCCATTGTATCTGTAAATTTAATAATTGTCATT